TGGTTCCGTTCGTCCGGAGCTCGCACAGGTTGATCTTTCCCGCGCTCGCATTGGTGCCGAACAAGGTAATCGCGTTCTGGCCAGCTACAGGCCGAACGAAGCAGAGAGACACAGCCATGATGAGCCGTCGAGTACGAATTCCCATAAAGTCACCTTCCCCGCGTCCGGGTGGATCACGTCCGCCCCGGGCGCAAACTTGAACACCGCGTTCCATGTCACAGTCCGGTTCCCTGTTCCGTCCTGGATGAGTTGAACCTTGAGCGTCTGGCCATCAGCCCCATTCGTTGGCGCCGCAACAATCACGTTGCCGGTAAGCGTGCATTTCTGGGCGCCACCGTTGTTGAGGTTCGGCGTGATCGTGGCGCCGTAGGTGATGGTGTACCATGAGGCCGAACCAGTGGCCTGCCATGATGCTTGCCCGGTGGAGCTGACCACCAGCGCCTTCGTGCTGCCTGGCAGATCATCCGGCATGATGACTTCGTAATCATTCACCACGTCGTCAGGCGCACGAAAGCCAATATACTTCTCATTCGGGTTCGCCTGAGCGTCGTACAGCCGGAGGTGCGCGCCACGTGACGTATTCGCGCGGTTCAACGCCCATGACAACTCCCCTACCGTGCCTTTGTAGCCGTAGATGTAGCCGCCCTTCGTCGCATCAACCGCAACGATCAGCCGCGCTTGCCCCAGGGAATTGTACAGGTTGATAAAGCTCCCCGCACCATTGCCAATCAACGGCCAGGTTACCCCGCCAGCAGCCATTGACGCCCCGCCGGAAACGGACTCCCCGCCACCCGCAAGGCCGCCAAAGGCTTGCACCCCGTCTTCAAGAATCGGGCCTTTGTGCGCCTCTACCCGGCGCCGGAAGAATGCCCCGGACGCAGCCGGGATGTCGATCATCGAAACAGCCCGAACGATGTAATCGCCGGTCTGGTACCCGGTGACACTCATGGTGATCTTGTCGCCCACCGTGACTGCCACTGAGTCCGTTTCCAACTCCGCAACGAAGGACTCCTCCGACACCGTGTCCAGGATCGCTTGTGCCACGTCCTCCGCGTTGCTCTGCGTCGTCGGGTCGTCAATGTTGTAGATCCGCTCGTAAATTCCCGATGTAGACTCCGCCGCGGCGCGCGCCGTTTGCTCTGCCGTGTCGTTCTTCGTCACTACGGCCGTGGTGTAGCCCTCGTAGGAAATGGTGACACTATCCGACGCCGTCAGCACCACGCCGCCCGAGTCCTGCCGGATCTGCGATGAGCCGATCTGGTAGTACCAGTCTTTCCCCGTGTCAACGTCCTGGATGCCCACGGTTCGGGCCGTGGTGTCGTTGATGACCACCGTAGGCGTCGCGGCCAATGGGTATGCGAGATCCCACGTGGTACGGCTGCCGTCTGTCGGTTGTGTGCCGTGGCCGCTGTCGAACTTCTCCCGCTGACCACCCTGGATATACCGCCCGAACACTACGGTGATCCGGTTTGCGTACTGCTCCATCGTCCGGCGAACCGATGTCCCCGGGCGGTGGTTCCCCGTTGCGTCGCCGAACGTGGCCGACGACGCCGGGGCTGTGGGCGAATAGAACTTGAGTTTTTTGTCTGGCGCGATCCGCCAAACGTACTTCGCCACACCGGCCACCCAGTTGAAGGCATCTTCGACCGTGGCATAACTGAACTCCGCTCGTTCAATTATTGGGCCTGACCCCGCGGCCACGTCCGAAAGGTCGATGCCATCCCCGGCCATGCACGTAGTCACCAGGTCGCGCATGATGTCCCCGGCCTTCGCGTTGGTATAGGCGCTGGTGCCCGTTTTGTCGCCCGTGGTGCGTCTTCCGGGCAGGGCTGTATAGTCGGTGGCTGTCACCCGGCTCTGACGCAACCCGGACGGAGTAAACCGCTCTGCCGCCACTGCGACAACCAACCCCCCGAACAACTGCGTACCGCCCTCGTAAACCTTGACTTCTTCCCCTGTGGCCGGGGAGTAGGTGTTGTCGTCAGAATTGATGATGAAGTCGCAGGTAGAGGGCTGGTTCAGCCGCGTAGTGACCGAGATGCTCCCCGGCACCGGATACTTGAGCACCCCGGCAATGTAGAAATCAATCGCCACTTTTTAGAACCTGATGCCGCGCTGCCGCATCCTGGTTACCATTTCGTCGATGAAGTCGTCCATGGCCCGCGACGTAAGCAGGTTCGCCCCGGACAGGGAAATGTTCACCGTGGTACCGCTGTCGCCAGCGGCCGCCCCGACAATCCGCAATCCGGCGTCCCCGGGCTGGTTGAACACGCCCAGTCCGTTGTTGACCATCTGAACCAACCGCGAGTGCGCGTGCTCCATCCACGGCCAATACTGGTTCGCCTTCTCCAGGAGGTGGAGTAGGTGAATCTGCGAGTACCGGGTCTCCTTTTCGATGAGGTCCAGAGACTTGTTCATCGCCATGAACTGAAAGTTCCCGATGATGCCGGAAACCGCGCTGATAGCGCCGGTCACCATGCCCATTGTGGCGCTCAGCCCCGCACCGGCCGCCTGTCCCGCCGCGCCCGCGATGCCGGACGCAGCGGACGCCGCCGAACCAGCGCCGGACGCGGCGGACGCCGCCGATGTTGCCGTGCGCCCGGCGGTCCCCATCACCCCGCCGAGTCCAACGGCGTTGAAGATCCCGCCCAACCCGCTCATCACCCGCGGAATCAGCTTCGTGGTTTCCATCAGCGAACCGACAATCTGCGACAGAATCGCCTTTCCAACGCTCTTGGCAATCGATACCGCCGTGTCGCCAAAGCCCTTCCAGTTGATGATCGCGTCGGCGATGTTCTGGTTCATGTTGGTGAGCACGGTGCTAATCTCCTGCATGCCCTTGTTCACCTTGAACTGGGCCTGCCCCTGTTGCTCCGCCGCCCTCACGATATTCTCGTAGCCGTCCGCCTCACGCTGAAGGATCGGCGGCAGCTTGTCCGATAGTGCAATCGTGTCCTGAACTTTGGCCGCTAATTCCGTCGCTCCATCAACTGCCTGCTGCTGAGCGCGCGCCATCTCCCGCCAAACCGACGACTGGTCTAGCCTCATGCCCATGATGGCGACTTGCTTTTTAGAGGCGTTCCCCATCGCTTCGGACGCATTGGCGAAGGTTTCAGCCAATACCCGTTCGGAGATTTGCAACTCAATGTTGGCTGCCTTTAGCTGGCGGTTCACCTCAACGTAGGATTCTACGTCCTTCACTGCCTGCTCGTAGCGATCGTGGGTTTCCCAAAACACCTTCGTCATTTTGGCCAGTTCTTCACTGGTCGTCTTGACCGCCGGGGCGACATCCCGCGACACCTTCACGCCGAGATCGCCCATCGCGGTACCCATTTCGCGGGTCCATTTGGTGGCGTCCTTCAGCGGCGCCCATGCACCGCCCCCTTCAGCCTCGGCCATCTTCTGATCTAGATCGCTCCATGACTGGTAAGCGTAGATTGCCCCGGCAGCCAACGCCGCAAGGCCAATTCCGATCAATCCGCCGGTGGCCCCACCGATCAATGGCAGCAATCGCAACATCGCCGCATACAACGCGGCGCCCTTGTCGGCCAGCACCCCGAATACAAACACTGCCCCGGCAGCGGACGCCGCAAGCGCCCCAATAGCGAACCCCATTTTCGTGACCGTGGGATGCTCTTTTGCAAACTCAGCCACGCTCTGAAGTCCTTCGCTCACAGTCTTTAGCGCCGACGACATGGGACCTTCTAACGTTTTCCCGATCTCTGCAAATGTGATGGTGAAAGAGTCCTTGACGTTCTCCATCTCATTCTTCAGCCCCCCGGCGAAAGCGGGAATTTTCTCCAGTTCTCGCATTAGATCGGCAATCAACTTTTGCGGGCCGATGCCCATCTTCTGAAGTTGCTCCGTATCCACCGTGCCGTACAGGTCCTTCAGCGCTTTGCCGATCATAGGCAAGTTGTTGATCATGGGCTTTAGGTCCTCGGCTGTCACCTTGGCCTTGGACCCCATCTGCTGGAGCTGAACAATGATCCCAGCGAGTTCCTCTCGCCCGCCGCCCACGGTGGCGATAGCGTTTCCGAACACGCGCAACATGCGTTCGGCTTCGCCAGCGCTATAGCCTACGGCCTGGAGATTGATCGCGCCCTTGATCGCTTCAGGAAGGCCAAGCCCTGGGAGTTTGGCCACTTCGCGCAAACTGGAGAACTGTTTCTCCGCCTCAGCGGAAGAGTTTGTAACCGCCACCAGTCCGCGCTTTAGCGAGTCGATGTCCGCGAATGCCTTTACGCTAGCGCCGCCTAGTGCCACGAGCGGCGCGCCCAATCCAAGGGCTACCGCTTGACCTGCGTTTTGCGCGTCACGCCCGAGCGAAGTAAACGCCGCGCGGACCTTCTGGGTCTCGCGCAACGCTTCCGACGAGTCCGCGCGGATCTTGATGAGGATGTCAGCGAGTTTGCCCAAGAGGCTTCACCCCCTGAGTGGCTTGGTCCCACGTGGATGGCGTTGTTGCCGAGCGGTAGGCCAACCGGCAAGCGGGAGAACAATAGCGGTCACGTTCGTGCAGTTGGCATCCACACATGCGGCACCGCATCAACGGCTGCTGTTGGCCTTTGCCGCTTCGGACTCCATCAGATAGAACGCCACCCATTCGGTAAACTCCTCACTTGACAGCCGCTCGCCGAGTTCGGCAACCGTTGAACCTAAGTCGCGGGCGAGACGGAAGAGGAGTCCGCGCTCGCCCCCAAGCCGTTTTTTGCGGCCGCAATCGCATCTTCTCCCATGCCGGACATGCGGACCACCGCCAGGAAAATGCTCTCAACGGCGGCGCCGGAACGGTCCAGGAGCGCGTCCTCATCCGTGGGCAGGAACACGCGATCATTCGTTTCTGGGTCATACGTGCAGGCGATTACCACCCGCGCGATGGCCTTGGGCATCTGCCGCTGCGTATGCGCCGTTTCGGTGAACGCGATACGTTCCCGAGCGTTCATCCCGCGCACGGCGACATCCACGCCCCACGCCGGGACATGGACGGTTTCCCGCGACAAGTCGCAGGAGTTGAGTACCCGCTCTCTGATATTGCTCAATCAGTTCCCCTTTCGATTTCTCATGCATTCGCCCAGTTCATCGGGCCTAGGAATCGGAACGTTGCGGTTTCGGTTACCAGCCCGTCCATGTTGGGCTTGATGCCGTGGGACACGAGGTTTACATCCACCTCGATTTTCACGTTGCCCGGCACGTTGAGGTATAGCACCAGTAGGCCGCCAACCGTGCCCGGCCACAACGTTTCGAAAAATGCCGTCCCGTCCGGGTAGCGCTCGACCGTAACCGTACCGCTGCTCAGTGTGTACCTGAACGTCTCCCAAGTGGCGCCGAACGTCGTTGATGGGACGGTCCCGCGCTCCACGTTTGCCGTCCACGAGTGGCACCGAGTGATAGCGCTCGGCGTGAAGTACGTTCCGGACACTCTGACCTGAGTCCCGCTGGCACGCTGAGTGTTGAACACCACCAGCCCGCCGGCAAGCCCCAGTTGATAGTCCGTTACCGTGCTCCATACCACCCCGTCAGGCGATGTCTCAACGGTGATGGTCCCAGACTTCCAATATCGCTTGGTGCCACTGTCAATCTGGTAGATCGTTCGGGCCGGAGTTGTGCCCTTGTCGGAGCACGCCTCATTCGTCATCGACGTGCCGGACGCGTCCTCCGCGATCCAGTACACATCGGCTTGCCGCCCAACAAGTTCAGCCATCGCCCACCTCCCTAGGTGTAGCTCACTGTCCCGGTGAACCGGTAGCCATACGTCACAGTCACCGCGCCGCCCACATCAGCCTTTGGCGCAAAACTGGTGATAAGTGCCGTTCCGGAGTAGTAGTTCGAACCGTTGATGTACAGGCGCAACGATACACCGGAGGTCCCGGAAAGCGCTTCGGTCTGCAGTGCCACGTGGCCGTTGGTGTCGGACGGATCAAAGCGGCCGACAAACTGCCCACTCGCCCCGCGGAGTCCTACCAGGAACTCCTCCCACGTGTCGCCGAAGTCGGTTGATGGGATCGTGGCAATCTCAAGGTTGAGACTCCACTCATTGCAAGATAGAACCGTATTCGTACTGAGTTTGACGGCGCATTCACGCCCGAGAAGCTCGGCCATTGGCCTACCACCAAAGTGGGCATCCCGCCCCTAGGCCTGCCACCCGAAGGTGTAATC